GTCTTTTTTAATTAAAAATTTTACATGTAAATTTAAAAATAACTATATTTGAACATGATAACAGCTTTTTATATATGGCTGTACTTTATGGAAGAATATGAATATTCTATAATTTTAGAATATCAAGGACATTTTTGCGATTATCAAATGTGTTTGAATTGATGAAGTTTGATGACTAAGAACTTAATGTAGATAAAATAAGTGTATGATTAAAGATATAAAGAAAATCAAAGGATTTAAGGTAATAAAGAAGGATAATTTAATAGTTTATATTTGTATAGATGGCCTACGATAAGGATAAAATATATAAGCAAGCATTAGAACAAATAAAGAAGCATAATCTTTATTTCATAGAAGATGTCGTTGCTTACTTACCTATATCGAAGCCGACATTCTATGATTACTTTAAAGTTGACTCTAACGAATTTAACGATATAAAAGAGGCTTTAGATAATAACAGAGTTAATACTAAAGTTAAGATGCGTAAGAAGTGGGAGGAATCAGATAATCCAACTCTTCAAATAGGATTGATGAAACTAATATCTACAGATGAGGAAGCCCACAGATTGAACGGAACGAAACAAGAGCATAAATTGTCAGGAGATGTAAATATTAATCCTAAAAAGTGGACGGAATAAGAATAAATAAAAAGTATCGTCCTTTATGGGAGAGCGATGCAAGTTATTTCATATTGACAGGCGGCAGGGGTTCGGGCAAATCCTTTGCCGTTTCTGATTTTATAGAGAACCTAACATTTGAAAAAGGACATACAATACTATTTACACGTTATACACTCACATCCGCACATATATCAATCATACCAGAATTTGAAGAGAAGATAGAGCTGGAAGGTCATACTGGTTTATTTGATGTTAACAAAACAGAAATAACAAATACACTAACTGAATCAAAGATTTTATTCAAAGGTATAAGAACAAGCTCAGGTAACCAGACAGCAAACCTTAAATCAATTCAAAACGTCACGACCTGGATATTGGATGAGGCAGAAGAATTGGATAACGAAGATATATTTGATAAAATTGATGAATCAGTACGCAAGAAAGGAATACAAAATAGAATTATAATAGTACTCAACCCAGCAACAGAACAGCATTGGATATTTAAAAGATTTTTCGAGCAGTCAGGGGTAAAGGCTGGATTTAATGGTGTTAAAGGTGATGTTTGCTATATTCATACCACATACTTAGATAATATTGATAATTTAAGTCGTAAATTTATTGATAAGGTTAAAGCTCTTAAATTAAGTAATCCGTTAAAATATGCACATAGAATATTAGGTTTGAAAACTGGGAATATGGAACATTTGATGAGTCGCTGCCTTATGGCTATGGCATGGACTTTGGATTCTTCCCAGATCCAGACGTATTAGTCAAAGTTGCCATTGATAAGAAGCGAAAGAGAATATACTGCAAGCAGATACTACAGAAGAATAATGCCGGAGTTGATGAATTGGCAAGAGACATAAAGATATCAATAGACCTTAATAAATCAATCATTGCTGATTGTGCAGAACCAAGACTTATAACAGATCTAAAAAGCAAAGGAGTAACACATATTAGACCAGTTAAGAAGGGCTCAGGTTCGGTATTGGCCGGAATTAAGCAAATGCAGGATTATAAGATAATTGTTGATCCAGATAGCACAGAGATAGGTAAGGAGCTTAACAATTACGTTTGGTCGGATAAAAAGAATGGTGTACCTGTTGATGCTTTTAATCACTGGATTGATGCTATAAGATATCGAGTTAGCACAGATTTAAATCCTGTCATCTACAAAAATCCAGGAACAACAACCCGCAGGCGACGATAATTTAAATTGATTCTTAATAGTATTGTGGTTATATTTGTTCTAACAAAGGTATATGCCGCGTTTCATGCGGTATGATATAAAGTTAGAATATGAAGAAACAAACCGAAGAAGACAGGCTTATAAAAAAATACGGTGCTGAGATAGTTAATGAAGCGGTAGAACATTTTATTAGAATTGGAAATCACTGTACTATTTTAGAGCTTGAAGAGATGTGTATTAAATTGAAAGATCGGAAATGAAAATACCACACGTAACATTAAGCAATACGTATCAGGCATTAATCGTGAAGATGTTAATTATATCTTAAAATACCACCGATTCGAGCCGGAGGATTTGTTTAATGTTGGCGATATACTAAAGAAGCCTTTCGGATTCGTTAAAGATTTACAAAGCCTATTCAACAAACAGGGTGCAGATTGGGATAGTTACTTTCAATTCTTATTTAGCAAAGGCTTGTCCGACAATTCAATCTATGATCAAAGCATCTACCTAGTTCATGCTTCCAGGTTATGGTTTAAAGAAAGGGTTGAGTTTATCAACAATCTTGAAAGTTCAACTATTGGCCATACTCCATCAGGTGATGAGATAGCAGCAGGAATAGACAAGTTTAGTATATTTGATAACTATCCACAATTTCGCAACTTAGCTGGAGGTGGTGACTATGAAGCGATTGAGAGAGTAAAGAACTGGCCTTATGAGTTTTGTTTTTTGGAAATGAAATACCAGGCTATGAATAGAGATTTTGAGAAAGCATTATTTAATATCAGAAGTAAAAAGAAATGAAAATACTAATTATATTACTCATCTGGTCAGTAGTACCAGTCATTCATAAATACCTTTTAAAATGGCTTCCTTATCGCTGGCTTATCAATTCAATCATTTATCCATGGCATAAAAGGAGATTGAAAAGGCAATTATTAATCTCATCACATTCAAAAATTATTGATATGTGGTTTGATTTTGATGATAAATGGTTCTCAAAATATTGGTTCGGCATGAGATTGAAAAGTCTTATTAATGATAAGTTATTGGAAAATGTTGATAAAGGTGAGATAGTTTTTGATGTATAACGATTTGTATATGATGTCTGGCGGGAATTTGGCTAATGGCTTTGATGCGAGATGCGCAGCTCAATTCATTAACACGCTTGAACGTGGCACAACAGCCCGCCTGCATTATATCTAGTTGATATAAAGCATATATGTTATATTCCCCATAATTGGAACGAAAAGCGTAACGATGATCATCGGTTTATTAGTATTAAATAAATAGTAGTTCTCATAGTGTTTGTTTGGTTTTGCCTCGGAAACGTCCGGGGCTTTTTTATTCCCCTAAAGTTTATTTTTATTTAATCCAAATAAATTATAACTTTAAGCCGATGGAAAAGTTTGGATTAATAGAGGCATTGGAGTCGGCAGCTATTTTAAAAGGCTGGAAGTTTGATTTTGCTATTGATGATAGGAATCAGGATTTCAATATAGGCGTATGTCAGCAATTTGATCCTGGTGATATAATCCTACTTGCTGCTGTTAGGCAAACACCAACAAGGGTAGGTAGTCAGATAGGTGATATTAACTACAATGCTTTGTTAATGCTTGGCCGTAAGTTTGACCCTGATGGACAACCCTCATCATTGGATGAAACAAGCAAGCAAAAGTATGATAGAAGATTGGGAGAACTTGCAAAGATGTTATCCGAGTTCATTGCTGTGTTTATGTGCGATAATGAATTAGATGGAACTATTGGTACTATTAATTTCCAAAAGAATATGTTTGACACTAACATAGATTTTGCCGTAACAAGCAACGCAACGTTTATTCAATGACAGCAAGAAACATCATAGATAACTGGTTGGGTAAGGTCGAAAGTGATTTGAAAGATAATTACAATCGGCTAGGATTGAAAGCTTCAGGATTATGGGAGCAATCATTACAGCAATTTGTTGATGTTACAAACGAAGGTTTTATTATAGGAATAAAAGGCCAGGATTATACAGAGCAGTTAGAGAATGGAAGGCGACCAAATCGCAATCAAACACCTGAGGCTCTAAAAGCATGGATAGGATGGGCCGGATCAACATTTTTATCTGAATGGGTACAAAATAAAGGTCTTAATATTAATCCATATGCTGTGGCGTGGGGGATCGCTCGTAATGGTTGGGTTGTGCCTAATCCTAATAATGCAGGCGGTTTAGTTTCAGATGTTGTGACCATTGAAAGAATAAGCCAATTAAATAAAGAACTTGTATGGTTTTATGTTGATGAATTTAAAAGTGATATAATAAAAACATTAAAAGATGGCAATAAGTGACATTACTATATCACAAGACAATATAATAAATGGATCAAATTTAATGCCTGTGCATTCACCTTTGATTTTTTTGGTTGAT